ATCCTACTGCCTTTAAAAACTTATTAACCTGTAAGTTTACGTTAGCCAGAGATCCAGTAAACATAGTGTCTACATCGCCTATAATGTTATCTATGCTTCGTATACTGTCTGCTGATTTTTTAGCTTGCGTATAACCTTCAGCAAAACTTTCTGCACCTAGTTTACTAAGTTCTCCAGCCATGCCTGAAGTTACATTTTTAATAACCTGCTGGTTAGGAGCTTCAGTTAAATTGAGTGTGCTAGGGTCAACAAGTTTTCCGGCGACAGCGACCATGCCTGAGTCAGTTACCCTATAAGTAACAGGCTGACCGTCCTGTAAGAACATCTCAACTTTACCTTTCTGCAGATCTGAGTAGGCATTAAACTCTTGTTTAGACATGTTCTTTAAATCAAGCGTCCCGACAAACTGGGGAGTGTAGCCCTTACCTAATAAAACCTTACGTCTCGCAGGTACAGAGAGTTCAGGCATAGTTTCCATTCTTCTTTCGGTTAACGTGTCACCAATTGAGTTAACCCTTTCTAAGCTAGACGATGACCGTACTTGTTTAGCTAACTCTGGAAACCCCATCTCTTCAGCTTGACGAGCTACGTCGGTTTTACGCTCAGTTAGTGCAGCAGTGTTAGCTTGCTTTTGCTGCATCTCGTTTGCCATAGTTAGTAGCTGTAGCGCCTGTGCTTGCATCCCCGGTATCTTAGCCATCGCTTGTGCTTGCTCAATCAGAACAGCGGGATCGGTAGCTCCTATAGCAGTAGATAGTACGTTGCCGGTTTGCGTGGTAGTAGCCTGCTTTGCAGCATTAAAAAATACTTCAGCCAGCGGGTCGTTTCTTGATTGGTACTCAGTACCTAAGGCGTTTAAAGCTGCTGCATCGCCGCTGTTTTTTTGTATTAAGTTCTTAACTTCTTTTTCACGCTCGTCAGCGGCCTGCTTGTCAGACCTACGGGCCAGTAAACCGCCTACGTTTTGCCCGATGCCCGCTAAAGCACCGCCTATTTGTGCACCTGCCTGCTGACCACCACTCGCCAACATACCAGCTACTCCGGACATATAAGACATTGTGTTATCCTCTCACTTAAAATACTTTTCTTAGGTTCTGTGCTCTTTATAGGCCTTAGAATATATCTAGCCACCAAGGTCTGCCTGTCTCACTGTTGCCTGAGGTTAAGATACTACCTAAGCCTCCAAGTAAGCCGCTGTACACGCCTCCGTAAAGGCTGGCTTGTCCTTGCTGCTGTCCTAAAGCACCCTGCAGCGCCGCAATCTGAGCCTCAATGTCAAATTCACCCTGCTGTCTACGACCAACATCAGCCATGCTCGCTACGTTTAAAGCTGGATTAAAAGAGGACAAAAGTGCGGCTTGAGGTGCGTAACTCTGCTGCAAAAACTGACCAGCAAGAGATGCCTGTTGTGCTTGCTCTGCCTGCGCTTGTTGCATAGCTGAAAGCATAGCCGTATTTTGCGCCTCCGCTTGTGCTTTAGCCATTGCAAGCTGCTCTGGCGTTCCTCCGTACTGCGCTGTAGAAACTCCTAAGCGTCCTTGTGCAGCCATTCTTTCTTCTAGTAACTGCGCGGCTCGCTGCTCCTCAGGAGACTGTGCTGCACGTATACGATTATATATGTCAGTCTCGCGCTGTCCTGTATCCACCATTGCTCTATCAGCAAATGCTCCCGCACCGCCAAAGAACTTGGACGCCATTGCCTGCTGTGTAGGGTCTAGAGAATATGAAGTTCCACCACTTGGGTCTGTGTTTATAGTGCCTGACGGTCCCGAAACCGTAAAAGGCTTAAACGTGATATCAGGAACATCAATCGTAGGAAGTGGGGTACTATAAATATCGCCCAGAGTGTCAGGAATTAAACCCTTTATTATGCTGTCCAACCAACTCATGTTACTCCACTCCTTTTGTTTTACTTCTATTCTTTATCATAGTGTCCTGCCTATAAGTGCCAATACATTAATTTCTTGTAGAGATAAAGGAAAGCCGTTTATTTCTGCCTCTATTCCTATAGTTACAATAGAACCGTTTCCAGATGTGTTAATTGTCGGCCTAGATGTAATGATACCTCCGGTAAACTCAGCCTCAGTAAACACAGTACCGCCAGTGTCAGGGGATGTTCCAAACTGTGTTGTTGCTTCATTAAAGTAAAACGGAACTTGATTACCAACTCCAAAGTCCAAGGTGTTGTAAGACGTACTAAAATCATATCCCCACTTAACAGACACAAGGGAGCTATTTCCTCCAATAATAGTAGGCTTTAGCTTTTTCACCATCTTAAGTTTTGAGGGATCCCCAAAAGTTAGTCCGGGACTGTAATACCTAAAACGAAAAGACTCAGTTAAATCGCTGTAACCAGTGTATTGTCCGACACCGCTTAAAGTTCCTACTAGCAACTCTCCATTTTTTCTTTGACAAAAGGATTTAAAGGGAGCAGAAACCCACTTAGTTACCCTGTAAGCCCTGTTTTCTAAAGTTCCTTTTAGATCAAAACAATAGGTCGTGCTTAGTTCTGGAAAGGTCAGAAGATAAAAAGAATTTTCAGGGCTGTACACAGATTGAACAGGCTGAGTTAATAATTGAACAATCTCAATCAGTTCGGTTTTTATGTTTAAACTTAAGTCGCTAAGAGGCAAAGACTTTTCTTGTACTGCTCTACCAAAACTTCTAACACCAGATGAAGACAAAAATAAAACATCAGTTCCGATGTGTTGAACTGAGTTTCTATCAATACAACCGACTCCAGCAACCGTATCCGCTAAAGCCATTTCAGCAGGACTAAAGGCGTTAGCGTAAGCTAGTATGCTGTGTTTTCCAAATATAATTAATAAGTTGTTGTGAGCAGCCAAAGCGACGACTTCATCTGACCCATCAGGCCACGCTTTAGATACGTTAATAGATCCGCTAGACCCGCCAGTAAAACTTGTTCCTATCAGTAAATCTGACCAGTAAATAGTTTGTGTATCTGAGCCACCTACTGTCCATAGTCGCCCATAAGCAGCTATAGCCTCGCTTCCATACAGATACGATGGAGTTGTAGTACCGTTTGCTGTGCCAAAAGTCCGTAGGCCAGTGGCGTTGTCATAAACCAGAGGTTCGTGGTTGTTTTGGAAAAAGTAAGCCTTGTCGTTAAAGTTTACAATTTTCCAGTTATTGGCTGTAGGAGTATAAGCTGCTGGCGTTACTTCTGTCAGCGTTGTAGTTCCTTTTAAAATTTTGTTGTTGGTTGCACTAAATATCTCTACGTTACCAGCATCATCAAAAAACTCGTGTATTCTGTGTATGTGGTCAGTACCTAATTCTGTAGCCCCAGACGTAGTTAGCAGTACAACACCCTTACGTGCGGCAATTCGTCCTCTTTTATCTATTACAGCATTGTCCGCAATATCAGCAAACGACTGATCTTGAGCAATAGGAGAGTCTTCCGTGTTTACTCCTTTAAAACCGGGAGCAATCAAATTAATACTTTGTAACGGTTGTGCCATTATTTATCTCCTACGGAGTATACCACGTTACGTCTTCTGGGTGTTTTTCGGCGTCTAAAGCAATAGCGTCAGATAAATATTTATCAGCTATAGCAAAGAACTCTCCCGCTGAAGAACCGCCTGTTTCTCCGCGTTCTCTAGCAGCTAAAGCTAAAGAAAGATGAAGAACGGGTTGACTAGGTATTGCTAAAACGTCAGTATCAATGCTCAACGCTGTTTTTCTAATGACAATCCTTGACTTCAGAACATACACACCGTCTGGTTTTGGGTATACATCAATTTGTATATCACCGTTAGCGTCAACACCGTTGTACGTAAAGTACTCAGGAGCGCCTGATGCCGGTGTTTGAACTAAAAATTTATTGTCAAACCATGCAGCAGTCTGATAACTCATCTGTAAATTTGAGGTGTCGTTAATCAAACTAAGTAGTTTTCCTTTGTCTCCACTTCCTACCAGAGAGTAAGTAAAATCTCCGGATGTTGTTGAAATGGTTAACGGCAATGCTGAGTCGGTACGCAAAGCTGTCCAATCCCAAGCTGACTCAATCATTTCCTTAGCGTCGTTGACCAAATCGCCTATCAGCTTACTATATGCGCTTTCTTGGACTGTTGTTACTTCGTCCTCTCTTAAGCGTCTCAATACGCCGTTTACTAAATTTAGATACGTCATGTTTTTACCTTTGTTTAGCTAAATAAGCCGTTAGACAAAAAAGAGGCAATAGGAAAGTCTTTTTCTTCTCCTGAAGTATCAGGAAAAACACTAGACCAAAAGTCTTGCTCTGGTATTTCCGTTCTAGTAAGAAGCTGAGGATCGGCTACAATTTGTGTAAAAAGACCTTGGGAGGTGCCACCGCCTCCACCACCACCACCACCGCCACCGCCGCCACCGCTGTCATCGTCGTCATCGTCGTCACCGGGAGGAGGAGTTACAGGAGGCTCAGGCCCGTCAGGGCAGTTTTCAGCAGTCTCACATTGGCCCGTGGAGTCACAGTAAGATTGACCCTCAGGACACGTAGTACACTCTTTAGGGTTATCTGCGGCGTACTTAGCACAGGTACAGTCGTTACAATCTGGAGGTGCTTGGATACACTGGTCAAAACCTTCAGGATCTTCTATAAATCCGGGTTTACACTCGCCACACGAGCCGTCTTCGTTTGTTACTCTGTCTTGCTGGTCACAGGGTGTAGTGCCTGTACCGCAAATTTCGTCTTGAGGATACTTTTGACAGAAATCAACTTGAGTCATACACTCTTGAGTTTCTGGGTCAGTCAATAAACCTTTGTCCTCACACGTTTCTGTAGGGCCAATACACGTTTTACCATCACTGCTTACTGTGTACGGATCAGGACACTCGCAAGGCCCGTCTTGTCCTGTATTAGTGGCATTAGGATCTTCACAGGTTTCTACTTCGGGAGGTTCGGGAGGCTCATCTACTTTTAGTCCGTTAGAGCAGTCGTCGTCTATGTGATCTGTGTTACGAGTAGGTGCTTTATCCATGCCCGGATCGCAGTACCCTTGAGGTAAACACTTTTGTTGCCACGCTTGTCGGCGCTCCGCAAGAGTCACATAAGGAGCAAAAGAATAGCCTGCTTCGCAATCAGGGTCGGTCGGTGGGTCAACCGTTGTTATTTTGTTCTTTTTACAGTCTCCGTCAACGTGTTGATCTGGAGTAGTACCGTCACCACAGTCATCACAGTCATCAAAGTTTACTGCGCCGTTAGCACACGTATCAGGGCTTACTATTTCACCACACCCGCCATCTTCTGATTCATCTTCTTCTTCACCAGCGTTTTCGTAGTTATCAGGACAAACACATTTTCCCGGTTGTCCGTCTACCCCTTCTATGTATTTTCCCGGACCTTTGCACTGTGGGTCTTGTATTACATCACAGTCGTCAAGGATCCCTTTAATTATACCGCCTGTAGTTTCTTGACCGCCTGAGTTTTCACCGCCAGTACAGTTTATGTACCCATTGTCTTCACAGGCTATTATATTTTCGTTAAAGTAGTCTTCTTCTACACACTTAGTTTCGTCAAAAGCGTCAACAGTATCCTCTTTACAAAATGAACTACTTTTAGGTATCTCTGGCTTATTTGGGCAGGGTTCTACACAGCCCTTACCGTCGTTATAATCTACTAAACCTTCCTGTGATCCAGTACAGCCTTGAGAAATAGGTATAACAGGAACACCTATGACATCTTCAATTTCGCCGTTGATGAGGTCTTTAAACTGCTCGTAAATAATACCACTTAGTACAGGACCAAAGATTCCACCTAGTTTACCTAGAATAGTTTCAATGTCTATACTGTCTATATCATCAACACCACCAAAGATATCCTTAACACCACGAACAACCGAATCGCCTAAGTCTTTTAGTATTTGTTCTGGCGTACACTCTTGGTCTTTCTCTTTTCCACAAGTAGGATTACCGTTAATAAAGTCTTCTAAGGTTGACCCTACGGTTTCTGCCGCCTTTTTAATGTCACGCAGCGTAGTACTCTTAAATATACCTCCTAAACCCGGAAGACTTGGAATACCTATGTCAACTAATATTCCTACGTTAACACAGTCAAGAAGCCATGTTTCAACTTCTGTTTCTGTTCCAGTGGTTTGCTTCTGACAATCTGGAGATATACCAGTAGCACCCTCTATAAAAACTTCTGCCATCTTTTTTATAGAGCCTAGAGGATCTTCTGGTATGTTACCAATAAAATCTACGAGTTCGTCGTACTTGCCTTTGAGATCATTAACGGCGTCTTCACCGTACTTCTCAATTAACTCAGAGAGGTCTGGTGCACTCCAATCAGCATAAGAAGTAGTCGTGACGTTTCCATCGTCATCGTAGCCATACACAGACTGTTTAACTTTTACTCCTGTGTCATCAAAAGTGTAACTGTAAACCTCGTTAACACCGTCTTTGTTTAAGTCTCCAATTTCGTAGTACTCACCATCAGGCAACTGACCGTAAAGCATAGAGTAAATTTGATCTACAGTTCCTTGTATAAAAGGAACACTATCTATACCCGTACCAGCAACGTAGTACTTTCTAAAAAAAGAACTACTGCCACAACCTGCTTTTTTACCATCAATAAAAACAGGAACGTGGCTCTCGTTTTTACACTTGCCGTCTTCGCCTAGATCTGAAAAAAATTCACCGGCTGCAGGCGGTACATAAGGAGTCTCGTTAGCCATAGCTTACTTACCACCCTTAAGCTGCATCAGCTTGTCAGCACCACGTATGCCAAAGCTGGCTGTGACTGCAACGTACAAAAGATATTGATACCACTCAGGTAGCTTCCCTAGCTCTGCAAAGGCAATGCCTACGCGACCAATGATATCAAGATCGTTCATACCTACGCCCCACATAATAGCTATTACAGGCGCACTCAGGACTACTGTGAACCACTCGTCTTTCCACGAGGATGCACTAGCCTGTGC